GATATAAACGTAGCCGTGTCCGATAACTCAGCTACAGCTTTTACAATAAAACAAGGTTCAGATAACTATCTCGTTGTTGATACAGGAAATGGTGGTGAGTCTGTGGCGATAGGCACAGGTGTATCAGGAACTGCCATATCCATAGGTCATTCAACATCAGAAACAACGGTAAACGATAATCTTACAGTTACAGGTGATTTAACGGTTAGTGGCACAACTACAACTGTGGATACTACAAATACAACCATTAAGGATAGCTTATTAGAGCTAAACAGTGGAGCAACCTCAAACTCTAACGACTGTGGTATAGTTATCGAAAGAGGTTCAACTGGTGACAATGCCATATTAATGTGGGATGAGAGTGCTGATACATTTGTAGTGGGAACAACTACAGCCACTGGAGCATCTACAGGCAACCTAACCGTTACAGACGGAGCTTTACAGGCAGGATCACTAGACATATCTGGTGACGTAGATGTAGATGGAACGCTTGAAGCTGATGCCATGACATTAAATGGCACAACGATTACAACTACAGCAACGCTATCAACAGGCATATCAAATGGAAATGTTTTGGTTGCAAATGCAAATATAGTAGATAATGATTTTCTGAGAGTTGACGGAACAAGCATAGAGGGTTTAAGTGCCTCTGAGCTTTCAACACAAATAGGGGCAGCTACAACAGACGATATTATTGCATTAAGCATAGCGTTAGGATAAAGGAGAAAACACATGGCAAATGACGCAATAGCAAGCATACAGGCAACAATACTACCTGATGAGATAGCAAAGACTATCTCTGCTACTATGACGGTATCACCAACCGATGACAACGACAAATGGTACTATAAAAAAACAAGTGTATCTAATACAGGCACTGAAGACTTGATAGCAGGTAACTATACGGATTACACAGCCGTAGATAATGATACAGCACCAACAGCCGTAGCGACAGGCGATAAAGTAAACTTCTTGTTTATTAAAAATATTGACACAAATAGCAGGAGTATCTTTGTATGTTTTGATGCAGGTACAGCATCTTCAAGTTTATCAGATGCAGTAACCATAGGTCCGAATGAGTTCTTTTGTGCAAGATTACCAAACACAACAGTAGCTGACATACACGCAATATCATCAGCATCCACAGCAGAGGTCATAGTTTGTGCGTTATTAGATGATGTAGGATAAAAATATGCCTAATACATTTAAAAACAAAATAAAGGATGGGAGCAACACATCGGCAAATGCTTTTGCAACGGTGTATACTTGTCCTGCAAGCACTACGACAGTTGTACTAAGCATCAATCTTTGTAATATTACATCAAGTCAGATCAATGCTAAAATAAGATTGGTAGGTGATGAGACAGGGCATCTTGGGTTTAACATACCCATACCTGCACAAAGTGCCTTTGAATTTATGGCAGGTAATAAAACCATCATGCAAGCAGGACATAGTTTACAAGTATCTTCTAATACAGCAAACAGCCTTGATACAATCATTGGAATAATGGAGCAAACATAATGCCGTATGTAGGAAGTCAAGTTGGTTCTAGTTTTTCATCAAGACCTGCAACGCAGGAGTTTAACGGAGATAACTCTACAACGGTCTTTACGTTAAACCAAACTGTTGCTCAAGAAGATATCGTAGTCAGCGTTGACGGTGTAATACAGGAGAGTGTAGACGCATTTACAGTGCCTAATGGTACAAACCTTACATTTACAGAAGCTCCATCAACTGGCACAGGTAATATCTTTGTTATGTATCTTGGTGCAACAGATACAAGCATCACGATACCCACACAGAACAAAGGTACGTTTAAGAATGGTGGTATGTTTAGAACTAACTCACAAACAGTAGATGTAAATACAACGATAGAAGCAACAGAGAATGCAACAGCTACAGGACCTTTGACAGTAGCATCTGGTATAACCATCACAGTAAACTCAGGGGGTAATCTAGCAATCATATGAGCAATCTTCTAGTACAGAATATCAAGCACACGAATGGCACTGTGGCTCAGACTATTGATAGTAGTGGGAGAACATTAACTCCTGCAAGACCCTCATTTTTTGCTCATAGAACAGCCCAGGGGAATCAGAGTATTACTGGTGGTAATTTTACACTAGCACAGTTAAATTTGGTAGAGCATAATATTGGTGGTCACTACAACACATCAACATATAAATTTACGTGTCCTATATCTGGGGTATATCATTTTAGTGTTAATTTATACATTTATTCTGCTAACCAAACGGAAGCAAGAATTTATGTAAATGATACTGCAAGATACAGATTTGCTTCTGTAAAATTAGGAGCAGATAGAAACCCTCATGGGGCAGGAGGTAGCCTTACAATTCAACTTAATGCAAATGATACTGTTAGTGTTTATGGATACGCTAGTTCAAACGCAGACATTTATGGTGGAGGTGATGTTTTGACAGCATCATTTTTTAGTGGGTTTTTAGTAGGATAAACAATGAGTACATTAAGAGTAGACAGCTTACAAGGACAGACACAAGATGGCACTTACAGGTATCTTGTTCAAATGAAACATTTTCAACTAACAACCTCACAAACAGAAACTATTGCAAGTGCAAATGCTGACCAAGCAATAAGTAATTTTACAGTAAACATAACCCCAACAAAGGCAAACTCAATTATTAAATTAGAAGCACAGCTATTTTTCGAAACTGCAAATGATAATCATGACACTATATTCTTTTTTTATAGAGACAATACAAAATTAGCTCACACAGGAACTGTAAGTAATCAAAAAACTGGAATCGCAATGCCTTCAATCGGTTTTCATGGTGATGACGATAATTCTACGGCTGAGATGTTGCACATGGGATATTTTGATTCTCCAAATACTACTTCCTCTATAGCATATAAATTAGGAATCAATACAGACGGAACTAACAATGTATTTATAAATACAGTATTAGGCACAACCGACCAAAACAATTTTGAAAGAGGAGTATCTTGGATTTCAGCTATGGAGATTGCCCAATGAGTACACTATCAGTAGACACAATACAGGGTAAGACAACAGCAGGAACAGTTCAGATGCCTAGTGGTTCTGTGGTACAACTACAAAGTGCTACTCTCGCAGGTGCTACTCAATCTACTACTTCAACGAGTTTTACAGACACAGGTCTTACGTTAAATATAACCCCTAAATTTGCAAGCTCTAAAATTTTAGTATTGGTTCATCATGGTATATCAATTGCATCCAATACCAACACAAGGGTTGATTTTAGGTGTATAGAGAATGGAAGTTCTACGGAAATTTATAGAATGGACTATCATGGGAATGATGGGAATGCTGTATCAAACATTCAAAGAAACATGGGTGGAAGTGGTGTTTTTCAATGTTCAAATACAAATCAATTAACCTTCAAAACACAAGTGCAAAAAGCAAATTCTGGATCAGGTGAAGCAGGAAATATTTTTTACAATTGGTATAGTCAAAGTATACATACAATTCAAGCACTAGAGGTAGCACAATAGGAGAAAACAATGACAACAATATCAGAAGCATTAATGAGTTTAGGAGTTACAGAGTGGGTTCTTAGAGGAGAGCCTACAAATGAAGAAGAGTTCAACCAGATGTTTCGTAAGGTTACTGGAGCAGATGCAAATGGTTCAGCAATCGAAAGCTCAGACCCAAAGGACTGGGGTGTAAATTATGCACAGGTAGCAGGGGAAAAGACACTACTGCAAAGCCGTGAGCCAATGCGATTGCTTCGTGTAGAACGAGACAGATTACTGGCAGAAACAGATTGGACTGCGTTAGGTGACGTAACCATGTCGAGTGCTATGAAAACCTATAGACAAGAGCTTAGAGACTTACCTGCAAACTCTGATCCAAAACTAGATAGTAATGGTGCATTAGACATGAGTAGTGTAAAGTTTCCAACTAAACCAAGCTAGGAGTAAGAAGTGGCATTAACTAAAGTTAGAGGCGCAGGAGCAGAGGGTCTTACATTATCAAGTACGGCTCTTACCATAGCAAATGGTTTGACGCTTACAGATGGTAATGTGACACTTGCAAGTGGTCACGGTGTAGACTTTGCAGCTACAAGTGATAGTAATGCTACTATGAGTAATGAGTTACTTGATGACTATGAAGAGGGAACTTGGACTCCTCAATTTTCTTCTTCTGGTTATACCTATGGCTATGCTAATCAGGTAGGTTTTTATACAAAGGTAGGACGTTCGGTGCATATTCAAGGAAGACTAGATACAAATAGTGTCAGTGGTAGTGGAACTAGTTCTGTTGGCATTATAGGTCTTCCCTATCCAACTGCCTCATCCTTTGAAGCAGGAATGACTCCTATGCAGGCACAATGGGGGTCAGCAACTGCTAGAGTTATGCTTTATATAGGACCTTCCAGAAGCTATTTAACTTTATATGACAATACTATTAGCACCAACTATGCCTCATTAAAAGGCAATGAACTTGGGTCAAACGATGGCGTAATTTTTACATTTTCATATGTGACAGACTAACACCCCATAGGGAGAAATAAATGGCTATAACAAAAGAAGAAATACAAGATAAATTTGAGGTTGTGGGTGACTTCAAAATGATACAAGTGCGAACAGCAACGGTAATAAAAGAGGATGGTAAGGAAATATCACGTTCTTTTCATCGTCATGTGGTAGCTCCAGACAGCGACAGCACAAACGAAAGTGCAGATGTCAAAGCAATGGTGGCACAGTTTCATACAGATGAAGTTAAGAAAGCATACGCTGACCATATAGCAAAGGAAGTCTAATGCCCTATATAGGAAAAGCACCAAACCAAGGCGTTAGAACACGCTTCATATACCAAGCCACAGCAGGACAGACATCTTTTAGTGGTTCAGATGCCAATGCAAACGTATTGAGCTACAGCGATGGTGAGTATGTGGATGTTTATCAGAATGGTGTTTTACTTAAACCTGCAACAGATTACACAGCTACATCAGGCACTACGGCTGTCCTAGTAACAGGGGCATCATTAAATGATGTAGTAGAGATTATAGTGTATGACGCTTTCTCTATAGCCAATAGCTACACCAAGTCAGAATCAGATACACGCTATCCTTTTCTTGGAAACGACAGTATAATACGAACCAACGGCAACAGTATCACGGCAGACATAACAATACCTAGTGGTACAAACGGATTGTCAGCAGGACCTATAACAGTTACAAACGCTACAATCACAGTTAACGGAGTGTATACAATAGTATGACCAGTAGATTATTAGTAGATAAGATTGAGGGGAAAAGTACCTCTGGTACTATCAATATCCCAAATCACATTGTTCAAGTCGTGACACATACTTATTCTACTGCTTTTAGTTGGAATAGTAGTGGAGAAGTCACAACAACGTCTTTCTCAATTACGCCAAAAACAAGTACAAATAAAATTCATTTATTTGGAGTATGCCCTCACTATAGTGCAGGGGATAGTAATGCTTGGAGTGCTACTTGGACTAATAATATTTTTAATGGGTCTACCAAAGTCTTTCAGTCTGAACATGATGGAATAATTACTGGGAACGTGGCTACAACAAGTACAGTTAGTTTTAACTGTCCTATAGCAACTAACGCAACAGCAGGAACAACCATAACAATCACTCATAAAGTAAACCTCACATTAGGAACGGCAACGCATCAACTAAATCGTTCACCAAGAACAACAGAATTTATAGTAATGGAGATAGCACAGTAATGGCAAGCGAACTTCATGTAGATGCAATAAAACATTCTGGTGGCACAAGTGCCATGACTATTGATTCTAGTGGTCGTATTCTTACCCCATCTAGACCTCACATTTCTTTTCAAGGAAATCCCTCACAAGGTAACTATACGATAGGTAACAGTGAAACTGTAGGAGCAACAAATGATGGAAATCCTGCTTGGGTAACTGATGAAGCATCATACTCAACTTATGGAGTATCTATCAATGATATAACTTATAACTCAGCAACAGGAAAACTTACACTCCCAATAACTGGACTTTATGTAGCATATTTTCAAATCTATAGAAATACTGATAATAATTATAGATTAAATATGCACCTTACTCTTTCTGGTGGGTCAGCACAAATAATATCAGCAGGACACTCTCCAAGTGGGGTTGGAACAACTAGCACATCACATATGTTTAAAGCAACAGCAAACAGCACTATACATTTCACACAATCCTCTGGTGCAGATAGAACAAACTATGGTGGTGCATATCACGAATATGGATACATTTATTTATTAGGATAAACAATGGCATCAATACTTAAAGTAAATACGATACAAGACGCAACGAACTCTACAACGGCTATGACCATTGATTCTAGTGGCAGAGTATCCCGTAGTCTAATTCCATCATTCAAAGCTTATAAAGCTTCAGCAGGAAATGTTACATACTCAGCTTCAGCAAGTATAAGTGCAGATTTTGATACTTTAGATTTTAATGTTGGAAGTCATTTTAACACTTCAACAGGAAAATTTACTGTTCCTATCGCAGGGTTGTATATGTTTGGTTTTGATTTATTTAATAATACTAGTGTCACGGCGTCAAAAAGAGTGAATTTAAGACTCAGTAGTGGTGAACAATTTGGGGGTCAAGGTCAAGCAGTAAAGAGTAATGACTTTGTGTTATCTGTCATAGAAGAAATGCCTGTAGGTGAGACTGTAGAGATTATTACTGCTTATGATGACACTATTATTTATCATGGTCAAAATCATTCTTATTTTTGGGGATATTTTATAGGATAACACCATGAGCAAAGCAGCAGAATTAGCAAACCTTATA